GCAGAACGACGCCCTAAAAAAAGGCCCACAGACTTTGACCCTTTCAATTGATTGCATCGGGCACAACTGGCAACAAGGTTATCCATTTCATCACTACCGCCATCAACCTTGGGTATGACGTGATCACAATGCGTTGCACCTGCAGTGCCACAATATTGGCACGTATATTGATCCCTTGCTAATACTCTCAACCTTTGCCGCTTAAATTGCGCCGTGTTGTTTTTGTGTCTTAATGCCATCCGTACTGCCTCCAATGCTTTAAGGCCAAAGCGATCGAACCATAACGATGTATAGCATAATGCCAACACCATTGCACTTGTTGTTTGTAATTAGCCTTTGCCATATATGTTGATTTGCCCTGACACAATCCAAAGTGTGATCCGTTGATTGCTCTGATATTCCAATTGCTCTCGTGTTTCCATAAGACTAATGCTGCACTGAATTCGATGGGCGTAAGTACTTTGCCTGCATATGATTGTATTGTTTTGACTTCTACTGCACTTGTCTCAGGGCTTCCAAGCAATAGACATAGCCCTGTCAATAGATGCACAACACCCAGCCGGGCTATCCACTTCGTGCCCTGCCGTGCGCTATGCATCGTACCAAGCCTGTCAAGCATCACGCATAATCTTGGGCGATTCCCACAGATTGACCACACCTGTGGATGAAGCCTGTGGATAACTATTGATCTAACCATAGGCTGAAGATGCGCCCTACCATTATCCCAATGAGCAATCCAAACCAAAACATTGTCACGATTGCACCTCTTCCAATAGACAAACGCCCATTATTCCGCACTTAGTACACTGCAACACTTTGACGTGTTCGGGTAAATTATCAGTGATAATGCGTTCAATTTGCTCGGTTATTTTCTTACATTTGCGGCACTCAAACTTGATTGTTTGGCTCATTTGAATTGCCATACTGGCACCCGGTAGCAGTCACTTTGTTGATCGTAGTGATCATCCTCAAATGTGGGTTCAAAGGATCCATATATTTCAACCGTTGAGTAATAGTCAACATCCAATACCTTACAACCAATGAGGATTTTGCCTTTGTCTTTGCCCCAATAGGCGATTGAATCCCTTGTTCTAACTGTTCGTACTTCCCCGTTATATCCGACATCGGGCAAATCCTTCCTGTTTGGGTGCTCACTGTTTGGGTAACACGGCATATTCCAACTGACTTTGAAATACTTTGCCGCTGCCCATTCTGCAACAATTGAACGAATGGTTGCATTGAGTTCGTGCTCTAAATGGCCATTGGTCTTGCCTTGTTCATAACTGGCTTTGTTGGTACTGCCATACTTGATAAGCCATCTTTCAATGGCAAGCATTGAGCACAATCGCACTTCATCCCGGGTGAGATTAACAATCTCGCTCATTTGCATTGCTCGCAAGCCCATCGCTTGCCCAATCTCGGATCGTATCGCCACCGGCCTTTGGCCAATTCCCGGCGCACGTTGCACAATGAGCATATTTCACTAGGCACAATTTCGGCGTATCCCATCATTTCACGCTCGCAATCTTTGGCACCCAATGACCCTCAGCATTGAGCACAAACCAATTTGTTTGGCATTGCTCGCCACTATTGATGGTCTTAGGGCATCCCATCCCGTGAAATTCCCGGCCATTTTTTTGGCCTTCAATAACCTTGCGATCACCGTGAACGCAATGCCACGCATCATAACTTTCCGTTATATTAGCAACCGGCGGCGTGGCCCAAGGGTCATAAATTTCTTGATCAGTTTTTTTGATTGGGCTGACATTTGGCGGCGGCGTAGATTGCCGGGCTTTGATCTCTTCCACACTGGCAATTTTCTTTGATGGAATACCAAGGGCAATGGCGCAACGGCCCCACGCACTTGTTTCGGCGTTCATTAGTTCACTGCCCTTTGTGTATGGCGTTTTTCCCGGTACCTCTTCCCACGCGCAAGCAATAGCCGGGCACGCATCAAATGGATCACGGTAGAGGGCTGCCGTGTAGGCAATGTAAGTTGCACCGGCAATTTCAACAACCTTAAACGGCTCAAGTGGATTGGCCGGTCTAAATGTTGCTTCCGGATATAACTCTTTGACTAGTCTGATGCGTTCGGCAACGTCAACGTAATCATCCATATTGAAACTCATTTGACACCCCCACGATCGGCAACCTCACGGCGGCCAATTGTCTTGCCTAAATCAAAACCGGTTCGATGGCCTTTATTGAGGCCAACCTCTAATCCCCATAAGTAACCGGCGTACATTATGAAACTCAAGAAAACTACAACAACGCTGAAAATCAACCAATCGGGGCCAATTGTCATTTCATTGCCTCCCCTTCCATTTTCCAATATGCCTGTATGGTCTTATCCATATCAAAACGAAAATGACCGCCCGGAGGTTTGTAGGCTTGGATTTTCTTATCGCGTACCATACGGCGCAACGTGCTCGATGAAATCTCTAACATTGCCGCCATTTGAGTCGTGCTCAAATATGTGATTTCCATTAGTTTGACCAACTTGCAGCGTAGTCAGTGAGAATGACGTACTCATTTGTTGCCGCATCAAATAGTGATTGGGTTGGTTCGGCAATTGCTTTCAAATAAGCCGTGGCCAATAACTGATCCGTTTTTGTATCACACCAAAACGCAAATTCCCAACCATAATCGATTTCCGTTAATGGAATTAAGGTTTCAAAGCGTGCTTCAAATTCGGCATTTTGTGTTGCCCAATCGGTACCGGCCCAACGCATTTGCGTGGTTGTTAAGTTATCAAAATCCGCTGCCGTAAGATCTAATGAAATTTTCATAGCACGTTGCTCATTTTCAAGAATTCAACCTGAATGTAGGTGTTAGTCAAATCTTCGCAATTGTTGCAACCACAATCAGCGGCATCCTTAAAATCAGGATATTGCTTTTCCAACTTTTCACTGATCTCGATGAAGAGATCTCCCATTTTTGACATTTGAGGCCCTTTCCTAAGTACCACCATTTGGTGATGGTATTAGGATACACAACTTGCACGATTTGCACAATATGCACGACTTTCGGCGTGTCGCTACTTGTTGAGGGCTGCCTCCAACAATAGATCGTGAATGTGCATTTGGCGTTGCTCGATGACGTCAATGCGATCTCGCAAGGAATTGCCACTATCGGGCATCAATTCGTGCAATATGGCCTTAATATAGAACCTCAAAATGGCCGTACAAAACCCGGCCAATGCCACGAAAATGCCAATATCGGCCATCCATTCTTGGGCGCTCATTTTGATTTAAGGCCGTATTGCTTTTCACTAGGCGCAAGGGCCTTCATAAGGGGGCCCAATAGGGCCGCGATAAACGCATTAGCCAAAACCTTTGGTTCGGTGATGCCGCTAAGGTATAGGGCCCCAACGCACGACACGGCCGCCCGTAGGTATGACAATCCGGCCGCTTTCAATTGGGCGTTCATCTTAGAGATCCGCATAGGCTAGGACTGAAAATGTGAATGATGGCGTTACGCCGCCGATTGTATAAACAACGCGCAAAGTGTCGGTGAATGGTGTGGCAAGTCTGATAATCTCTTTGGTTGTTGAAACCGCTTGCGTGAAGGTTGCAATGGTTGCGTAATTTGTACCATCAACGGTGTCTTGGACTACAACATCCAATGTCGGTGTGACGCCGCTTGATAGTGTCACATTCAATTGCAAAACTAAATGGTTGGCCGCTGCAAAGCCTGCCACCGCTGCCGCTGATGCCGTTGCAGTCCGTGCCCCTGATGCCAATAGTGTGACCGTACTTGCTGGCACATTGGCTTGCTGAATGTCGCTCATATCTTTGCCCCAATCTTTTTGACCAACGCTGCCACTTTGGCCTCGTTCAAGTTGATTTCAAAGTGCATTTCGTCTTTGCGCCCCGTGTAATCACCGCCCCATCTTAAACCATACTTACGCACTAATGCTTGCAACATCGGCACTTTCAACGGGTCAAATGTGTTCATTTTTGCGAGAGGATGCCGTGAGGAATTGAGATCAATGGCCGTGCCACTTGCGTGATTGCTAAGTTGATCCGTGCTACCTCTCACCATTCTGAAACAAAATCCCCAATCATCTAAAGTGCCTTCATCGATTGGTTCAATTAGTTTGTGAAAATCTGCAGCAAAATTGACCAACAATGGTGCAACTTTTTCGGCGCATCGCAACTTCAATTTCGTGCCCGGCACCGCGTATGACTTTATGCCAATGTGAAATTGATCTTCACTAGCCGGCCAACCGTTGTGACTTGTTAGCATTAGCCTAGCAATGTTTGCAATTCATCGGCAGTGATTCCCAATTTTGTCAATAAAGCCGCTTTATCTTTATCAGCCTTTGTGCTCTCTTCAATTTGCAATAAATCAACCGCGGCGAACCCGGCTTCAAATTGTGCCTTTGTAATAGGTTCACATTCTAAAAATTGGATGCCTTCATAATCATCGCCTGCAATATACCAACCGCCGCTTGGAATCAAATAGTTCAAAACTTCATAAGGTTTAGCCATTTTACGCACCGATTTCCATAAGTATGATTGTTGATAGTTCATTACTAACCTGTACCGATACCGATGATCCACCGGAATTGTTGGCAAATTGTGTCTTATATGTTGTTGCCGATGTCGTAGCCGGGGCATCCAAATAATGCATTGCAATGCTTGGATAAACAACACCGGTGGCACCCATTCCACGCGCTATGTAATTGATTATCAAACTGCCGCCCCGGTAAACATTCATATTCATAGAACCTGCTGAAACAAGGTTGCCATTGTGCGCGATAAGTACCAACACTTTGCTAGTGTTGAGTGTTGGCGTGATGGTGGCAGTCAAACCCGTGTCTGCATAAGTAGTCGTTGCATTGGCCACTGCAGTTGTTGTGCTACCTTGAACAACTTGCAAAACTTTGCCGCCGCCTGCTGCCGCGCCTGCATATTTTTGCCATATTGCTACGCCGGTACTAGTGAAGTAAAGCACGCCCGAATCGTATTGAGAGAGTGCCAAAGTAGATATCGTGGACACCGTTGCAGTACCGGCGGTGATTGTGGAAGCCCCTGCACCTATATTGGTGATGATTACGGAATCCCCGGCAGTAAATAACGATGTATTCACGGTGATGGTAGTTGCACCGGCGTTACTCATTGTGATCCGTGTGCCTGCATCGGCTGCAACCAAAACGTAACTTGCAACTTTGGCACTGACTGTTTGGTTGTAGTCATTTGCCTGCAGGGTGGTCATTTCGGCGGCAGTTAAAACTTGCCCGGTAGTGAAGGTTTGTTTGGCCATTAGTTGCTCACTTTCATATCAATAGGATAGTACATTGGTATCCAAAACGCCGTAATTTGCATTGTTCAAAATAAAGCCGTCAATGATGGCCTCAAGCGTGGTCATCACAACGCGCCACGAATTTGGTGTGATAGTCATACCTTTGCCAAAGACTTGCAAGGTTTTTGTAAGCGTAGTGCCCCCGGGTTGTGAGGTCGTGATAGTTACCGGATCAAAGTAATCTAAATCCAATGCTGCAATGATGCCGTCATTGTAATCGGCCGTATAGAGATCCAACTCAATTAAATCACATCTAATACTAGTTTCAGCCCTTGAGGCAACAAAGGCTTGGGCGTAATTTAGGGCCGTGGCCGTGTCTTGCATAAGCAAATTTTGTTGATTGTAAGAGTGGAGGAAATACTTGTCCACGCTTGCCGCATCGGTGGCAGTTTGTGTCGCCAATCCCGTTGCCGTCACATTGGCCTGATTGAATACCAATAAATCATTGAGTACCCAAACTGCATTGAAATACTTAATGCCTGCACCGTCGTCATTGAACACCGTGGGCGTGCCGGCGATGCTTGCCGTTGTTACTGATCTATCTTGAAAAACGAATGAGCCGGAAGCATCAACATACAAACTTCCGTATTCCGTGGTTTCAATTGTCTGCATCGCTGCAAGGGCCGTGCGTTGGCTGCCCGGATCGGCCTGCACCGTAGTCAAACCGGCATCCACGTCACGCATAGAATTTGGCCACGATATGGCATCCAACAAATTATTGATACGGGCACCACTTAATTGACCGGCACTAGTACCTGAAACCGTTGAAATCTGTGCGTTTTGGGCCAATCGGAAAGCGTCAACGGCTTTGATTGTTGTGTAGGCGATGTCACCGATTCCCTTTGTTGGGATACTTGTTGAAAAACTAGTGATGAAACCGCTGAATATCGGATAGGTGACTGCACCGTATGTGGCAGTTATTTGAACCTTGCGCATCGGTGTGAGTAAAGATGCATAAGGCCCTGACAAATTTTGTGGGTTGAAATCACCATTTTGGTCAACAATTACCAAAGTCAAATCACCGGTTTGAAATTGATCAGTTTGAGCACTACGGCCGCGCCGGGTAGTGATACTACTGACCACATCAGACACATCAACAATGACGGCCACCGAATCTGCCAAAACGTTAGTGTCAAGATAGCCCTGATCTAAAATCATCGCTTGAGCAAATGCCGGCCCGGTGCTGAAATTGATGAAAGCGTTGATTGTTGGAATTGTCATATTGCGATTGTTCCCGTTGGCACCATCGAATTGCCATAACGATTGTTTGTAATCACGGCATTTTGTACCATTTCAACCAATGTAGTTGGGTCAACTATTGTGCCGGCGTTTATTGTGACATCTATTGAAGGGCCCGGATCGTAAGCACCGTGCGGCACCATTGCATCCTTGAGGCCCTTATCGCCGCCATATATTGAGGCAAGTGCATCGGCCCAATCGACGGCTGCCCAAGAATCTGCCAATGTAGCCGCTGCATCACTAGCAATGACGGCGGCCACTGAATCAATGAGTGCCGCTGCAGCATCACTTGCCAATGTATCTAAATCAATGCCCCCACCTACTGCTCCAAAAATATCCGTTTGAGATGTATCGCCCAACAACGCCCCTGCACTTGTTGCACCGGCATCAATTGCATCGGCTGCCGCCTGGCTTGCCGCTTCAGCATCGGCAAGTGCCTTAGTAAGATCAATGATCGGTGGAATAATTGGTGGAATCACCGGTGGAATCACCGGTGGAATGGGAGGCACAACGGGAGGAATAACCGGTGGAATCACCGGTGGAATGGTTGTTGTATCACCGCGTTCACCGGCCCTGAATCCTTGATAGGCCGATATTGAAAGACCAAATGCCGTGGCCGCATCGGTCATTTTGCGGATTGCATCGGCTGCACCGCTTGCATTGGTGGCCAACCGGGCAAGATTAGTTGCCGCAAGTGTTTCCTGAGTTACCTTATCGGCTTCGGCTTTTTTCAACGCCTCATTGACTTTGGCTGCCAATGCCGCATTTTCATCGATGATGGCCTGTTGCAACTTGAGTCGATCCAACTCAACTAAGAGGTTTGCCCGGGCTGCCGCATCGGTTGTTTTTGAGAGTTCATCCTGAGTTCGTGCAATACCGGCGGCAATGCCAATGCGTTCAATATCAAATTTCTTTTTCAATTCATCAAGTTTGGCCTGATCTAACTTTGCTTGGGCTTCAGCCATTGTCAGTTTGTTTTTGGCCTGTAACATAGCCAATTCATCTTTTTTGGCCTTTGCCAATTTGGCCGCATCGGCCTTAGCCTTTGCATTGCCTAAATCAATGGCCGCACGCGTTGCAGGGCTTTGACCGGCCGGGCCTTTGGAGACTTTTTTATTAACCGGTATAAAACCATACTTCCAATCAACTTTTTTGACACCCGTTGCCAAACGCATCATTTCGGCCAACGCCATTGAGAACGTTTCAAGTTTACTGGTCGCCTTGTCCATATTGCCATTGCCGGCCAATTGGGCAAATGAATCCAATAAACCGCCGCCAATGTTTTCTTTGACGTTACCTAATGTAATGTTCAAACTGTCAAGTTTACTTTGATAGCCCGACAATGCCGCCGCGCCTTCTCCCCTAAAATGTTTATTGAGTAGCACCAACAAATCATCAAATGAAAGGGCTTTAAGGGCCGCACTGTCTAATCCAAGATTGAGTTGCTTGAGCCCCTTGAGGTTGCCAACATAGGCTTGGGATAAAATATCAATTGTCTGGCCGTAACTAATACCGGCACCGCTTGCCGTATCAAATGCGATACCCATAATTTTTTGGGTTTTTGAAATTGATCCGGTGACACGCGCAAGTTGAGAATAAGCCGGCCTCAATTGGTCATCGGCAATATTGACTTGCCCCTCCATCGACTTAATAAATTTTTCACTTTCAATGGTTGAATAAGCAAGGCCCAAATTCTTCAATTGTCCGGCAAGCAACGCGGCAGATTTTTGATCTTCCATAAATGCCTTGGCTGATGCCTTGCCAAATTGAATAATTTTTGAAACTGCAAATACACCGGCAAATGATTTGCCCAATGACATTACTGATTTGTCAAACTTACTAAGTGACTTAGTTGCCTGATTAACACCCTTTGCGTTATATGTCGAAACTATCGGCACTTGGATCATGCTAAGTCACCCCCGAAGGCTTTGCGTATGTTAAGCCGTGCCTGCAATAGTTTTTCAGAATTGAGCACCGCATTGGTGATGCCTCGGATTGCTTTGCCATTATCTTTTTCAACGGCCCTAAATATTAAGCGGCCATCTTTTTTGCCCTTGATTTGTCGGTACTGATCATCTCTATCAATGGCATCAATGAATTGTTGACCGGCCTTGGGATTGCGTGAATGTGAAACCTTGCGATCAGTAGGTGATGCTGTTGGCCCACCGTACGGCAACCCTTGCGGATTGATACGCCCGGCCGTTTCATAGATAGCACCGGCGGCACTTTTATTTTGTAGGGCATATTCGGCTTTGAATCCTGTACGTGTAGTTTTCATTCCACCGACTTTGGATACCAACCCGGCTTTGATTTCAGCCGTTTGAAATAATGGAAAGGCCCGGCGACTAAATGCCGACGTTTGTGCAGTGATGGCGCGGCCTTTGGTATTTATCTGCCAACCCGACAATGGTGATTCCTTTGGCACAAAACCTTTGGCATCGCTCACCATAACTTTCAAAAATGAGCGTGCCTCGGAATCCAATGAGCGTTTAAGGTCAGGGGCAAATTTGCGCAATGCTCGCTTTGTTTCAACGACGCCGCGCAAGATTATTGGCATTGGCCCTTTCCTTTGCTCGGTCGTTCAACACTTGCAACACTGCCTTAAACATTCGTTCATCCATTTCAAGTACTTGCGTAGGGCTAATTCGTAATTCCACCGCTAGTGAGGCCACTAGATAGGTGAAACTGCCCCGTGCTATTTTTTTGTCGGTTCGTCATCCATAACTTCGACGGATATTAGAGTTTGCAAAAACTCTTCACCAAATGGAGGAATTACCTCTACCCGGGAAAGTGCATTGTGGGCAAGCCAATAGATGTCACTTTGTTTTTCTGCATCTCTAAATTGCTTATGGATACCGTTGCCGGTGAACTTTTCAAACGCATATTCAACCACCGGAGAGATTGCAACGATCACATCCCCGGAGGCCCTAGTGATTTTCAAGCGTGCCATTTTTTTCCCCTTAGAAAGCAACCGTTGTTGAAACGGTTACAACTGAATTGACTGTGAACGATAGACTTGAGGCCGCTTCATCAGCGACGCCACCGGATCCAATTGGTGTCAAGTTATTGACAAAAATTGAAAATTGATAAGATGGATTTGTAGCACTCACTGCAGTGCCTTTTACTGTAATGACTGAAACTGCAAGTGTTGTGCCCACTGCAGCATTAAGTGTGGTCATCACTGATGCCGCTGCCCAATCATTCAAAAGATCCACTGAAAATGTTGCGCTTTGAAGTCCGGCGGCCACGCGATGAGAAAAATCCCCCATTGTCGTGACCTCGATTTCATCAAAAATTTGGGTCAATGTTGCTGCCGTGACATAACTTGAAACATCGATTGATGGTACCGTTGGCGCCGCTGCAGTTGCAAGTTTGATGCCAACGTTATTGTTCAAATAAATTGCCATTGTTTATTCCTCTTCCTTTTTTGTTGTCGTTGGCTTTGCTGCCTCGGGTGTTTCTTTAATTTGGCCCGTCTTAATCAAAAAGGCCAAATCGTTTTCCTCGGTTGTGCTCATATTTTTCTCCTATGCCCAATTGGTTAAAACGGTGATTGAAAAATCTGATGTGAGCATTGGCCCACTTGGTGCATCCATTACTGACGGTGCTGATGCCCCGGTGATATTGAATACGATAGATGATGCCGCTAGTTTGTTGAATACTGCAACTATTGTACTTTCAATCCCATTGAGGTTGCCTTGATTATCTAAATATGGCACCAACATAATGATTTTGAAATTGGCCATACAACTGATTGAGGCTTGCGAATTATTGGAGGGCACTAAATATGGATCTGATGGTGCCACAATAACTGAATTCACCAATGGTGTTGGAGGTGGAAAACTAAATGTTGACCAAACCCCGGCATTGGCTAACGCTGCCGCGATTGTTGAACGCAATGTTGTGATGGGTACGGTGGCCATCATCTAGCCAATCATTGCCGACGGATTAAGGTAAGGGGCAAGTAATCCCCGTACTGATGCCATCAATGTGTTGGACATTTTGAAGGGGCTAAGGCTGTAGCCGTCTACCCCAGTGCCGCCGTTTTGTGTTGCTTGTCGTGATTGCCAAATATTTGTTGCCAAAATCAGTGAGGCCGAACGGATTGCCGGTGTATTGGCATAGGTTGCAGTCTTGTCATCGGGCCCGGTCATTACACCGTAAGGCTCAACTAAATGGATTGCAACATCACTTGCCGTGATTGCAAATCTGAGATATTGGTAGCCCAAGGGGTAATTGCTACGCGGTAGCAAAAATATCGTATTGGATGAAACCGCATAAGGGCCCATCCCGGTGATTGTCCGACTGCCATTGAAAGTGGTACCGGCTGCCGCGATCGTCACGGTTTGGCCGGTCACGAATTGCCCCGGAGAGGCAATCACTACCGTGGCAACATTGGAAGATAGACCAACGGCAACGATGGGTGCAGTGTTAAACCAAATAAATGAATTGATTAAGTCTTGAGCAGTTTGGCAACACTCTTCCACTGTTGCATCAGTGTACAAAGTACCAATGCCCAATGAGTCGCGTAGTTCTTGCATTGTTGTGTAAGTCGCTGCCATTGCTCAATCCTTTCTTGTTTAAGACTTGCCGGGTCAGGGCCTCCTGAACCCGGCAAGCGGCTTAGTTTTATTTATTTAGATATTGAAACGCTGAATACCACCGGCAACGTTAACCATTGTTGCCATATATCCATAAATTGCAACCTGTACTTGAAGATTTGAAACAACATTGACACTCATATACGCCGTTGGTGATTCAAATACCGTGAAGGCTTCCGGTGCAATGATAAATGCCGATTCGTCGATTGTTGTTGATACGCAATTGCGGTCAACAAACAAATTCAAGTCAAGCACTGTACCGCGTGATGAAGTTGCTGCAGCATTGCCGCCGCTATTCATAGGATTGCCGGCATTGTAAATCGGTCTTCCCGTTGAATCAGTTGCACCAAGTAATAGTGACCACTGTGAAGATCCGCATAGATAATTCTTTGCAAAGTATGAAGATGCAAGATATGCAGCCGGTGCAGCCTGTGAAATGTAGGAAATAATTCCTGCACTAGTTGCTGCAACTGCAGTTGCTTGAGTACCACCTGCTGTCAGTGCAGTAATCACTGCAGCATCGGTCACCTTGTCATAATTATTTTGAAGTTCACGTGTAATTGCATCAAAAAATCCCGGATCCGATCGCTCAAGCAACTCAATACTTATTGTCTGCATCCCGGAATATTTTGAAACACTTGAAGTCAAATATTCAGAAACCGCGTCGGTATTTTGTACGGCGCCGCCTTCTGCCTCAACTGTAACCGCTGGATAAGTTGTAAATTTTGGGCGGTTGATAGTCATTCCGGATGCCGGCAATGTTTGCTTATCAACACATTCCATTGCTGGTCGGCCAAAGTTTCCTTGAGTTGAAACAATTGATTTTAAATACTGTGTAGGTGTAAAGCCTAAGCCTGCACTAGAAAAATCATCGGCTGCAGTAATCCACAATTTTGATTCTTCATTGCCTTGCGCTGCAAGGATTTTGTGCTTGAGTAGTTGACCCGGTGAATCGATACCGTGTCGCACGCGCTGAGAATCTAGCACGTTGTAAGGAACGGAAACCGGGCGAGATGCATCCACGACGGGTGCCTCTACCACTGGTTCTGGTGTTGTTGGTTCAGGGGCTGTCGTCATGACATCCTCGCTTTCTGTTTCGGTTGTTGTAACGGTTGTTGTGATTGTTGTAGTACTTGTTGAATTGCCTGCCTCTACTTCACTTGCTGCAACTTTGGTCACAACTGCATTTTCAAATGCCGGTGATTCCACCAAGGAAACTTCCACCATTTTTGCACTTGTCACCAATAAGTAACCATCTTTGGGAAGTGAGGCAATGACTTCCACACCTACACTCAAGCCCGACACTAAATCTTCAGCGGCAAGGGTCAAATAATCGGTGCCCTTGCTACTGTTTGAAATCTTAAATGAGCCATACATAAAATCACCTTGAGTGCTAAAGGATTGAGCACGGCCAATCGGATTGTTCGGCTCGTGTTGCGCAAGCAACTTGATCTTGGCCGTTGATGGGATTTGAATTGATCCGTGCTCAAAAACAACGGGTCCTACTGATGTATGACCGATTGCGCCATATTCCATCACCTTGCCTGAAATGATGCGGCGTTCGGTATCGGCTGCCTCAATTGGTGTACTGAATGTAAGTTTCAACTGTTGTCTCCATTCGGGCTCATATCTTCCATTGCCATTGCTTGGTCAATCGTTATCAATCCAAGATTCAACATTTTTTCAATTGTGTTCAAACGCTCCATTGCATCAACACGCAAAAATGTTTCACCCACTGTAAATTTTACAACGTTGCCGATTGCAGTGATGTCATTCATACTGAGTCGATCCTCTATCGCACAAACAAATGGCTGCAGCGTATAGGCAAAGAATTCTTTACGCGCATCCAAAACATTTTGGTAAGTCATAGATTTATTGGCATCACTTGAGGCCATATAGGCTGGCACGTTCATCAATCTGCATATTTCAGTACTCAATGATTGTTTGGCCGCGTCATACATCATTTCAGCCGGTGAAAATGAAGTTGTTTGATAGTCAAGTGTTGAAGTTAAATACGCGGTGCCGCGAGACTGTCGCGCCGCTTTCCACGATGCAAGAATCCCCTGCACTTGATTTTCAGGCAAATCCGCGCCATTATTTTTGATGAAGCCCGACGGGATGGGCGTTTGAGCAGCGATACTTGCCGCCTTTTCTAAATCTAATGCCGCGCGAATTGTACGCGCACCCGTTGCCAACACGCCGGGTTGTAATGATTGAAATGTAATCAATGAACCAACACCCGACATCGGCCGTTGTTCGTTGTTGACCATATAATAATCAACTTCGGTACTAAGTGCATTGAGTTTGGTAGTAACACGATCATTTTGCACCCACGCAAAACGCGCCGGCCTCCCATCATCGGAATAAACGGCAGTGACTTCCCAATAAGCAACTTGATAAAATCGCAATGATTGAACTGTGTAGGCTATTGTTACACTTCGCGGCTGGCGAATATCCGGTTGCTCTAACCAAACCGGTGATCCTAAAACTTCGCCGGTTTTTTTGTTATACAACTCAAGTGGAATTCCACCAATAACGCCGCAAATAAGTTGTGAACATTTTGAAACTGTTGGCACTTGCAATGCTGAAACTAAATCGATGGCAACTTCTTGGTAGCCCATACCGCCGTTATTCCAAAATGAAACGCCATAAGGGGCATCCATAACGGCCGGGGCATATTGATTTTTAAGCGTGTCGGGTTCATCTTTGACTAGTCGCAATGCAGACAAAATACCCATACGGGCATAATATACCTATACCACCCAAAATAAACATTGCAGACATTTGGAATTGTTCGGCGTGTCTATATTGACACAATCATTGGCGTGGATACCGGTTCATTCATTTTGTGGACAATCATTGCCGCCGAAATCGGCGCTGACACGTCGCCGGCGCTGGCCCTGCGAATTATACGCCACGAAGAATCGTTGGTTTTTGCCGCGCACGCTGACATTTGCAAGTCAAATGATTCCTGCCCCATATGTACCACCCGATTGTTCACAATGGCATCTAATAGATCCCCGGAGGCTTGATAGAATTCCTGCCCCGATATGTCAATCATTCGGCACCCACTGGCTGCAAGTCTGGCCGCAATGCTTGCCGTTGAATAGTGGTCAAACATAATCATTCGGGGATGGTATTTATCCACCCATTGCGATTTGATTTCGGCGGCAATTTTGAGTTCATCAACGGCAGTATCAGACCTCCATTGTTGCATAATGCCTAGACCTATTCGGCCATCGGACAAGTACTGGCCTGCAACAAGTGAGGCCGTGCGTTTGGAGATTGCCACATCAAAGGCAAAGAATGTATCCCGGCCAACTGGCATCGATAGGCTCTTATCGGCCAACGCTTCCCACGCACCCAAAGGCCACGGGCTAGATAGTGAGGATACCCACATACAAAGATGTTCAGGCAAAAACTTCTCCATTGGCATCACTGACAATGCCTCTTCCAAACCTTCTTCCGTGATTGTTATGCCCAAACTTGGATTGCTCATTGCCCACGCCTTGCGGTCACTAGGCTTAGAATGTTGAGGTGCCGAATACTCATACCATCCCAATGTTTTGGATGGGTAAGACAAAGCCCTATCCCGTAGATCATTCAAAACCTGACTATATGCATCACCGGCATTTGAGCACACATAGGTTTGGGCCTTGTTACCCATTGCAATCGTGATCGGTTTAGCAGCGGCCCATGCCTCTTCACTGATGTAGCGCAATTCATCGACAAATAAGAGATTGGCAGATTTTCCACGGGCACCATCGGCAGTGCCGGCAACAATTTCATAACGGGCCCCATTGAGTAGATCCAAATGCTCTTTGCCGTTTCCCCGGTATCCTACTTCTCCCCTGTTGAGTTTGGTTTGGACTCTAAGGAATTCATTGGCCTCAATGATTGAGCAGACCTTGCGGAAGGTATCTTCGGCCATACCTCGCTTGGAGGACATTGCCACAATTGAGCGTTCACCCAAGATGAACAAACCGAACAAGATCCGCAAAGCAATGAGCATAGTTTTACCGTTCTGCCGGCTGAGAATGATGCCCACGGTCTTGCGCTCAAACGAATCATTTTCGTCAACGGTAAGAAAATCATTGCTGATATATTTTTGCCACGGAAAGAGTGGATACCCACATTTTTCAGCAAATTCGGCAAATTCAGGGCCAAAGGATTTTCCTTTCAATGGAGGGCTCATAAGTCTAGGTTTTACCGCACCCATTAGCGGTTTTTTCTTTGCCCCACCTTTAATCGGTTCGGGTAAGTCTGGCACTAGTTCCACAATGGCCCTGATTGGCCTTCAAAGGGCCCTGAGAGGCTCACACTGACCGTCATTGGAGAGAGATGGTCTGG